CTTCAATAGTGGAATTAATTATACCTTCATTATCAGGTATAATTTGAGGAGTTATTGAAGGTCTAGAACTTAATTGGAAATAGTCTGTAGTAGTTTTATCTTCTACTTCATTATTATACCAGAATAGTTTCTTAAGAGACTTATTATACATAAGAACTTTAGACATCATATATTCTGGAACGGTTCCTATTTCTTCCCAATCATTTCCATTTACCCTTCTATATACTCTGTCTTTTTTAAGATGATAGATTAAATCATCTTGTAAGAATCCAGTTTGTGATAAAATACTTATTTTACATGGATTAGATTGTGTACCAAATCCTATTCTGGATTCATTAGTAAGCATATTTCTCACATTGAGATATTGCTCAGCTGTCCAATATTCTGGAATTGTTGTTGGTAATTCGTAATATAATCTAAAATCTGGATTGTCGTAATCAATGTGTTCATTAGGGTTACAAGTTCTTATTTCTAAGAATGGAGTACCATCACGTTTTTTACCACGTTCTATTTCTATTTCTACTGGACCGTAGTTCCATCTAACTGGTTTAATTACTCCATACTCTAATCCTTTAAGAACTAGCATTTTATACTCTTTAGAATTATGATCTCTAATATTATTAGGAGTAAGATCTCCACTATCTCCAGTATATAAATAAGACATAGCATCATACATAATAAACAATGGACCAGTCTTATGTTGCCCACTATCATTATTACCACATCTTACTATAGATACATCATGTTGTATACCCTTATCATCAGTCATGAATCCGACAATCATAAATATAGGATCATCGTCATCATTATATGGATCTAGTCTAATTTTTACTTTAAAAGATTTGTAATAATCTTTTGATAAGAAAGCAGATGTTTCATTACTGTTACGAGGGTTTATGATTTGTTGTGTTGCGTCATCGAAGTAATATGCATTTCTAGCAGCTATCTGACCTTCTGTATTAAGATTTTGGTTTTTATATTCTGTTGGAAATTTCCAATCCCATAAACCACTTATCCTATCCCAGTTATCAAATATATCTTTCATGGAGAATTTAGAATTCTGTAATAGATTGAAATCATTATCATCATCTACTACATTACATATATGGAATTCATCATCATATTGTAAGAAATCAGTCTTTCCATTATATTTTAATATTTGACCATCTTTACCAGGACGTGTAAGTTCTTTAAGATCTGGAGGCATTGTAATTCTAGTATAATCGAATACATCATTATACCAATATAAAGTCTTTAATCTTGGATTATATAAGAATATCTTTTGTGTGAAGTTCTTATTCTCAGATATCTTTTCTTTAAATTCCCAAGAGAATTTTTGAGAATTGAAAGAGAATATTTTATCTTCATATAATGAATAGATATCTTCGTCATCAAAGATACCACGTTGATCCATGATAGTAAAACGAGGTTGACCAGAACGGCAACCAAAACCAACATGAGAAGGTTCTAAACACATCTTTTTCATATTCTCAAACATTTCATCAGACCAATGTTCTGGTTTCTCATCTGGTAATGTAAATTCAAAAGTACCTTCTGGCATTTGTTTGTCATCACTACCATCTTTAGACCATTCCGATGTAGTGAATTTAAAATAATTACCTTCTCTAAGAGCAGAAATATAAGCTATACAAACACTAGCTCTACTTGCATAATTTGTTGGAAAGGCAGAAGGTCCAACCTCATCAGATAGATCAGTAATAATAAACTGGGTATCATTACCCATATCGTAAATGAGGCCCCACCAAAAGGTAGTATCAAATGGCAAATTTCCTATATCTCTATAATTGATTTTATCTCTCCATTTATCTCTAGGATAATTAATAGATGGATTACCAGGTTTAAAACCTTCAGGACCATAATCGCTTCCAGGGATTGGTATATTATAGCCAATTCTATTATAATATCTCTTACCATCTTTAACGAATGATTCTATATCTTTACCACTGCCAGTCCATAAATTACCAGCACCTCTAGCTAATGAAAGTGTATGTTCTTTACCATTTTCATCAACCATATACCCAACTACAATCATTAGGTTGTCGTCATCCCAACCAACGTCTACCATTGTTTTAATATAATAAGAATAATAGTCAGATGTAGGAGAAATAAATCCTGCTGTTACATGACCATCATATGTTGCTCTAATACAATTAGTTTTTTTATCAAAAACCCAACCAGTTTGATTTGGATCTAAATAAAGATTATATTCATAATTATTTAGATTCTGTCCTTCTGGTAAATCTGCAACATTATGGTTTGTTTCATCCAAATATGCACTAGCATAACCATCAAAATGAGCATATCTTTTCCATGTCTTAAATATAGTTTCCATAGAAGTAGGAATTCTTAGCATTTCTTCTTCTTTCTCGTATTGATTGTATACTATACGTCTATTAAGAAATTCATCATGCTGATATAAGGATCTTTTTGATGGATTTATTTTCAATATCTGGCCAGATGCAGATTCTTCATCGTCATTTTTAGCCATCTTATATAGTTCTTTTAAATCATCTCTATTTTCTAGAGCAGTTAATTTATCTTTTAATCTATCTATATATTTAGCGTTATCATCTATATAACTAATTTGTCTTTCTTTTATTTCTTTTTCAAGATTTTTAAATAGCCTTTTTAAGCTAGGGGCTAATTCCTTATAGCTTACTTTGTCTTCATTATTGAATGCCATATCTTTATTTCCCCCTTATTTAGTACTGTTTGACATATTAAGTAATCGATTACTAAGTTGTCAACTGGAGGTAAT